TTTAAAAGTAGTTTATTTTTTGAATTATCATCTTCTTCAAAAATTTCTAAAGAGTGGCAGACAGAAACTGGCTTCTTAAACAATGATTTGCAAAAGATACAAGATAGTTTTTATTATCAGAATTTTTCATATTCTTTAAAATCAAAAATAGATTATGATACTTGGAAAGATGCTGTAATGACTCTGAACCACCCAAGAGGATTTAAGGGTTTTGCAGATTATCAGTTAGAGTCAGAAAGTTCTGTTGGATCTATAAATCAATTAGAAAATAATGTTGATGTTCTTGTAGATATTATTAGTGTTTCGGATTTAAATACTTATTATAACTTTGATACATCTAGAGAAAATAGAATACAAATAAATTCTTCCGTAGCATCAAATGAAATTTTATTCGATGGAAAAATCTTAGAAGATCATATTTTATCAATAGGAAATCGAGTCCTATCAATTGATGATATTAGTTGGCAGTTTGATAGTACCGAACTTACTCAAAAGAAAGACTTTATTTTAACCAGTGGAGGGTTGCCAATATTTAAAAGAGAGTTTGATGGCAGTAGTTCGGACATAATTAACTTAAATGACAATACAATAAAAATCAATAATCATTTCTTTGTTACTGGAGAAAAAATTTCATATAATAACAACACAAATTCAACAGCAAATTCAATTGGAATTGGAACAACCGATTTTGGTATAGGTATTGGATTAACTGATAAATTACCAAGTGAAGTATATGTAGTAAAAATTAGCGATAATTTAATAAAATTATCAAGAACTGCCGAAGAATCTTTAAAATCAGTACCAGATACTTTAGATATACTGAGTGTGGGTATTGGTTCTACTCATTATTTTTCGGCATTTAATCAAAATTCGAGAGTTTTAATTTCCCTCAATAACGTAATTCAATCACCAATAGTTTCCACTGCAATAACTACTAGAATTTCTCAAAATGTAACTGGAACATCTAGTACAATCTACTTAGATAGTGCGTCACAATTCTTTAATGGAGATCTAGCAAAAATTAACAATGAAATAGTGAAAATTAATAGTGTTGGTGTTGGGACTACAAATATTTTAAATGTAAGTAGAGCATGGATGGGAACTGAACAATCCTCACATGTTTTAGGTGATGTTGTAACCAAATTTATAGGAAACTATAATATAATTGAAAATACTATTAATTTTGCAGAACCTCCCTATGGAGAATATTCTACTGAACAATTTGAAAGAGACGAAGAAACTAACTTGCTTTTGGAAAAATCAAGTTTTCATGGTAGATCTTTTATAAAATCCGGTTCTCAGAATCAGAATGAATCCACATATGGAAATAACTACATTTTTGATGACTTATCTGGTGATTTTAGTGGAATATCGAGTAATTTTGTACTAAAGAGTTCTGGAATAGATGTAACTGGAATATCTTCAAACAACATTATTATGTTGGTGAATGAAATAATGCAAATTCCTTCATATACCACCAATAATTCTACATCAGATATTAATAACTATACTTTAAAAGAAAATTCCGGAATAACTTCAGTATATTTCAGTGGTTCTTCAGCAATACCAAATGCAGAAGATATCAACACTTCAAGTTTGCCAAGAAAAGGAATAATTATTTCAGTTGGATCGACAGAAGGTTTTGGATATCAACCCCTAGTATCTGCTGGTGGTACTTCTGTCGTATCTGCATCCGGAACAATTCAATCAATTAGTATAGGAAATAGTGGTTCTGGATATAGGTCAGGTATTCAAACCACAGTAAATGTTGGAGTAAAAACTGAAGATTTGGAATATTCAAATATTCATTATGTTGGAACTGCTTCTATAAACAATGGTCATGTTGTAGGTGTTTCTATCACAAATCCAGGATTTGGATATACTTCATCCAATCCACCAATAGTAGTGTTCGATTCTCCACTTTCTTATACAGATATACCATTAATATATTCAGAATCATCTGGATCATCTGGAATTGGCACCCAATCTAAAATAGATATTGTTGTTAGCAACGATTCAAGTGTTATAGAGTTTGAAATAAAAAACTTCGGATATAATTATAATGTGGGTGACATATTAACAATTAGTACTGGGGGAGTGACTGGAATTCCAACAGATACGTCAAAGACATTTAGCGAATTCAAAATATTTATTGATAAAATTAAAAATGACAAATTCTCTGGATGGTTTGTTGGTAAATTACAAACAATTGATGATATAAGTTCTCTATTTAACGGAAGAAGAAGAAGTTTTCCTTTATCAGTAAGTGGTGATGACAAATTTACACTATATAAACAAAAAGGATCAAAAATAGATTTAAATTATAACATATTGGTATTTTTTAATGATGTATTGCAAGTTCCTTACGAATCTTATACACTATCTCCAAGTGGAAGTAGAATAATATTCTCAGAGGCACCAAAGGGAAGAGATGAAAATGGGGCAGAATCTGGAGACAAGTGTAAAATTCTTTTCTATATGGGAAATAGTGAATATGATACTGAAACAGTAAGTGTTGTTGAAAGTGTAAAAATTGGCGATAGACTTACTTTGGGATATGATATAAGTTTGGGACAAACTTTTACTCTGCAAGAAGAACCAAGAACAGTTGAATCTTTAGATTTGTCATCAGCACTGACTCTTCCATACTTTGGTGGGGGAATTGCTGACGATGAATCAATATTCAGACCAATTTCTTGGAGTTTGCAAACAGAAGATTTAATCATAAACTCAGAATTAGTAAGTAAAAGTAGACTATCAAATGAACCTATAATACAACCGGTATCATATCTAATAAGTCCAGTATCTATTGGAAGTTCTTTTATTTTTGTTGACAACATAAGACCATTTTTTAATGCAAAGAATGAGTCGAATATAGAAAACTATAGTTTCCAAAATAAGATTACTATTATATCCCAAGAATCAAAGGAACCTGGTTTTGCAACTGCCGTGGTTTCAGTTTCTGGAACAGTATCTTCTGTTTCAATAACTGATGGTGGATTTGGTTATGTTTCAAATCCAGAAGTTACTTTTGAATCTCCAATAGGTTTTGGAACAACCGCAAGAGCAACAGCGGTTTCTTCAATAACTTCAGGGATAATAACAAGTATAGTTGTAACTAATGGAGGACTTGAGTATTCTCAAGAAAATCCACCAAACATTTTGATTGAACCACCAACTTTAAAAATAGAAACAAATGAAGTAACTGGTTATTTTGGGGATTATGGAATTATTTCCGGAATTTCTACTGGTTCTATTGTTGGTGTTGCATCAACAGCAATTATATTTGATTTATTCATACCAAGCGATTCATATCTAAGAGATTCTTCTTTGACTGGAATAAGTGGAATAACAACAATCAGTGGAATACAGACTGGATATTATTTTGTCGTTTATAATTCAAAAATTGGCAATGGAGTAACTTCATTAAATTCCTCAGGTCAAATAGTTGGAATAGGAACAACATTTTTAGATAATGTTTATAGAGCAGAATCTGTTTCTTTTGCAACTTCATATGTTCCATATGAAGGATTACGTGATGTTATAAAAGTTGTAGTTAGTGTATCATCCTTAAATGGACTAACTGGAACTGGATTTAGCGATTTTTATGGAGAATATAGTTGGGGAAGAATTAATTTAAGTGGAAGAGAAAAATCTAATGAATATCCTGCAGGAACTTTAAATGGTGTTGTTGGATTAAGAACGGGAACTATTGTTAGAAGAACAAATCAATTGAGATATTCTGATTATGCATCATAAATAATTTAAAACATTCAAAAATGTCTGCAATTATAACTGATCAGTTTAGAATATTAAATGCAAAGAATTTCGTAAATTTAGTAAAACAAAATTCTTTTTATACTTTTGTTGGTTTGCCAAATGCAAATGAGATTGACTCAGATTGGGATACAAATCCACCAGCACCAGTAGATAATTTTAATTATTATAATAGTGTTTGGGAAACTATAATTTCTTTAAAAAAAATTAACGAAAGTGACGTAAAACTAGTTATTCCAAAAATTACTTGGCAATCTGGATTAACATATGATTATTATAGACATGACTATAGTAGTTCAAATAGATCTGTAGTATCGGATGCAACAAATTTATATTCATCAAGATATTATGTGATGAATAGTGATTATAGAGTCTATATTTGCCTAGAGAATGGTACAAATCCAGATAATCCAAATGGACAACCATCCCTTGATGAGCCAACATTTGTTGATATAGAACCAAGAACTGCAGGGTCTAGTGGTGATGGATATATTTGGAAATATCTTTATACAATAAAACCATCAGATATTGTAAAATTTGAATCCACAAATTATATTCCAGTACCATCAGATTGGGAGTCTAATCCAGAACATTCTTCTGTAAGAAATAATGCAGTCGATGGGTCAATAAAGTCAGTAATTATTAAAAATAGAGGAACTGGTGTAGGGGTTGCTGGTGTAACATACAAAAATGTACCGATAAAAGGTGATGGTGTTGGTGCAGAATGTACTATAGTAATTAATAATATCAATAAAGTCGAATCTGTAACAATATCTAATCAGGGATCGAACTACACTTATGGCAATGTTGATTTAGAATCTGCCGATATATCATCTAGTAACGAAAGACCAATGCTTGATGTAATTATATCACCCAAAGGTGGTCATGGATATGATATTTACAAAGAATTGGGTGCTAGAAATGTTTTAGTTTATTCTAGAATAGAAAATGATGTGCAGAATCCGGATTTTATAACAGGTAATCAGATTGCAAGGGTTGGTATTATAGAAAATCCAAAATCATCTATAGGTTCAACCCTAACCGAACCACTTTCTAGTGCAGTTTATGCTTTAAAATTAACGGGTGTTGATTATGATAAAGCAACCTTTGTTGCAGATTCTGAAATTACTCAAACGGTAGGAACTGGAATAACCGCAGTTGGAAAAGTTATAAGTTATAATAAAAATACTGGAGTTTTAAAATATTGGCAAGAAAGAACTTTAGTTGGATTTGCAACTACCGGGTTTATAAACCCAAATCCAGAATATGGATTTAATTTAAATAGATTTACAAGTTCTCCTTCAGGCCAAGGTAGTTTGACAATCAGTGGAAATACTTCAGGGGGAACTTTATCAATTCAACAAGATTTTAGCGGCATATCAACTACCCCAATAAATAGTAATATAACATATTACCTTGGTCAGGAATTTAAAGATGGAATATCAGAACCAGAGGTTCAGAGATATTCTGGCAATATAATTCATATTGATAATCGCCCATCAATTACAAGATCTTCTAACCAAAAAGAAGATATCAAAATCATTTTGCAGTTTTAAACAATTATGTCTCAGCAAACTAATTTAAACGTATCTCCATATTTTGATGATTTTGATGCAAATAATGATTATTATAGAGTACTATTTAAACCTGGATATCCTGTCCAAGCTAGAGAGTTAACAACATTACAATCAATACTACAAAATCAAATTGAAAAGTTTGGGCAACATTTCTTCAAAGATGGTGCAAAAATCATACCAGGAAATACAACTTATACTGACATTTATCATGCAGTAGAACTTGAAAATACTTACTTGGGAATTCCAGTTTCATCTTATGCAGATCAATTAATTGGAACTAAAATATCTGGTCTAACATCGGGAGTTACTGCAATTGTAACTAATGTTCTATTACCACAATTTTCCGAAAGAGGAAATTTGACTCTATATGTCAATTATTTACAAGCAAGCACTGTAGATAATTTTTCAGAAACATTTCTTGATGGTGAACTATTAAAATCAGATGAAATTGTAATAACGCAACTATTAGGTACAACCAATATTGCAATAGGAGAGCCGTTTGCTTCATTAGTTGCAAGAAATGCTACTTCTATTGGTTCTGCTTTTTCTGTTAATGATGGCGTTTATTTTATTAGGGGATATTTTATAAATGTAAAGAAAGAAACTTTAATACTCGATCAATATTCC